GCCAGCGGTACGGCTCGGTGATGCAGGCGCACGAAGACCTGGAGCCGGTGGCCGAGGGGCACCCGTTGCTGCGGTTGCTGCACGCGGTCAACCCGGAGGACTGGTGGGGGACGTTCATCTACGAGACGGTGATGTTCTGGCAACTGACCGGGCAGTTCTACTGGTGGGTGATTCCCAACAACGCCGGGCTGCCGGGCGAGATGTGGGTGCTGCCGACTCAGTGGGTACAGGCGAAGTACGACAAGGAAGGCGCGCTGCTGGGGTACGAGGTGACGCCGGACGGGGACGTGCGACGCAAGTCGCTGGTCCCTGCCGATCAGATCATCACGGGCAAACACAAGTCACCGCTGGGCAAAGAGCAGGCACACAGCCCGACCCAGGCAGGCAGCGAGTGGATCGACAACAGCGAGAGCATCGAGGCGGCACGGTGGCAGACGTTCCAGAACGGCCCGCTGCCCAGCGTGTCCATCGAGCTGGATCCAGAGCAGTACGCGAAGCCGGATCCCGACGTGCTGCGGGCGGTCAAAGACAGGTTCATCGCCCGCTACGGTGGGACGGCCCGAGCGGGCGAGCCGATGATTGCACCGCCTGGGATGAAGGTCAGCCCGTTCAGCATGAAGCCATCCGAGATGGACTTCCCCGATACCATCGACCAAGTGCGCGACCAAGTGCTGGCGTTGCATGGAGTACCGAAGGTCATCGCCGGGATCACCACCGATGTGAACAGGGCGACCATCTACGGGGCCAACCTCATATTCTGCGAATCGACGGTGAACCCGCTGCTGTCGCTGCTGGCTGGGATCATGAACGAGAAGCTGGCTCCCCGGTTCGGCGAGGGTCTGCGCATCTGGTTCGACGACGCCCGGCCTGCCGACGCTGAGGAGGAACGTGAGGAAACGAAACTCGACTGGCAGATGGGTGCGATCACGCCCAACGAGCGACGGTCAGAGCGTGGCCGCGAGCCGATTGAAGACCGAGCAGCCGACAGCGCGTACATCCCGCTGGCGATCCAGCCGGTGGGCGGCACCGCCCTGGAAGAAGAAATCAGCGACGACATCGCCTACGACAACCCGGCGGGCGACGAGACAGACGACCCCGACGAGACGTTGGAGGACGAGGAGGAGAACGAGGCGGCACGGTTCACTATCAAACCATCACGCAACGGAGCGAAGAGCAATGGCGAAACTACAAGGAGCGGTGACGGGTTCGATGTCCGAAGGAACGGGCGAGGCTCAAACGGTCAAGCAGTCCAAGAAAAAGCGCTGCGACCCGCGACAGGGGAACTGCACGCGGAAGGACTGGCATGCCCTGTTGGCAGCGAAGGCCGACAAGGAATCCTGACGCCCCGGTCGGTCTGGCAGGCTCGGCGGATGGAGCGAGTGTTCAGGGCGTGGAAGCAAGTGCGCAACGCCCAGGAAGAAAACATCACGCTGGCCATCGGGATGTACTTCGAGAAGATGGCGGTGCGGGCGGGCGAGCGGATGGAGGGGATGCTGCGAACGGATCAGCCGTTCATCGCCGACGAGTTGTGGGTCGACGCCGACGTGGATCTCTGGGTGCAGTACGTCAGCCCGGCGATCATCACGGCGATGCTGGCGGGGACGAAGCTGGAGATGACGCAGCTTGGGATCGAGATGCCTGAGCCTGACGAGTTGATTGCCGCCAGCTTCGTCAGCCAGCGTGAGCCGATCCGCCGAGCCAACCGTGACGAGTTCTTCGAGAGGTATCCCGGCACGCCCGACATCTTCGTCGAGATGCCGCCGGAGGTGCAGGAAGACATCGTCAACTACTTGAAGCGGCGAGAGATCCCCGACTGGCAGGAGATCAGCAACACTCAGCGCAAGAGGATCGAGAAGCGGATTGCGACGGCGTTGGAGGAAGGCTGGTCAGGCAGGGATATGGTACTTGAGGTGCAGTCGATCATTCGACGCGGCGCGTACAAGGGTCAGGCCATGACCATCGCCAGGACAGAGGGCACGTCGGCGATGAACCATTCAGCCCAGACGGTACGCGACATCAACGCCATCCCGAAGAAGATCTGGATCAGCGCGATGGACGACAACACCCGTGGCATGAAAGACCCGCTCAGCCAGTGGAACCATGTCATCCCGAACACGCAGACGGTCCCCAACGCTTCGACGTTCACGGTCAGTGGCGAGCAGCTCATGTATCCTGGCGACCGAAACGGTAGCGGGGGCAACATCATCAACTGCCGGTGCGACAGTAGCGGCATGGTGGACATCTAATGCCCTACCCGCTGGACGACGAAGGCCGGGTGCCGTTCATCCGGCGGTGTATGCGAGACGCGGAAGCACGCGAGACATTTCCTGACGATGACCAGCGAGCGGCTTTCTGTTACGCTCAATGGGACGAGGGGCAGGGGTACGGCGGCGACAAGAAGAAACGCAAACGGAGGTCACGGACGATGGCTGTGCAACCCAAAGCAGAAGAGCGGCACGGGGCGTTCTTGACCCGCTGCATGGCTGACGAGGACATGGCCGCCGAGTACGAATCGGATGGCGAGCGCGAGGAAGTGTGCGAGCTGATCTGGTCGGAAGCCGAAGCACCAAAGGCCGAGGGCGAAGGCGAAGACATACCCGAGGAGTACGCCGCCAGGACGCAGGCCGAGGATGACGAGAACCCGCCCGAGGGTGAGGGCGAGGCACGAGACAAGTGGATCGCCGATTGTCTGGTTGACGCAGACGTGGTGGCTGAGATCCCCGACGACGAGAAGCGGCTGGCGCATTGCGAGGAATCCTGGGCGGCTCACAACGAGGACGAAGGCGATGACTTGGAGGAAGAGGAGCAGGCGTTCGGGGTCGGGCAGGGGGTGGTGCCGTACAAGGCGACCCCAGCGATGGCCGAGGATGCCGGGTGGGATGGCGACGCGGCACGCAAGAGCTTGGAGGGGTGGGCGTCCGGCGGCGGCGACCTCGACCTGGACGACAGCGGCCAGCGATCCAAGTACCAGCAGGGCTTCACCTACGTCCACGATGAGGGGACCACGTTGGCGAACTACTCGCTGCCGCACCACGAGGTTGTCGGTGGTTCGTTGAAGGTCAACCGGCACGGCGTCAGCGCGGCCATCGCTGCGATCAACGGCGGGCGTGGTGGCGTGGACATGAGCGAGAGCGAACGGCGTGGCGCATACGACCACCTTGCCAAGCACCTCAAGGCGATGGACTTGGAACCGCCCGAGTTCAAGCAGTCGGCTGTCCGTATCCTGACCGGCGAGGAAGCGTTGAGCGCAGCCGCTGACGCCGAGCGGCTGCCGACCGGATACCTGCAACACTGGTCCGACGAGACGGTGGTGCAGAGTACGCAGCCGACGAAGATGTCAGCCGACTTCATTGTGCTGACCCGGCAGCGTGAGCCGAACCGCCACGGCAACATCGTCCAGATCGCTGACGGCGAGAACGGGCGCGGCCTGATGCTCGACCACTACCGGACCAACCCGGTCGTGCTGTTTGACCACGGGCTGAACATGACGCTGCCCATCGGGACCAGCGAGGGACCGGACGGGAAACTCAACGTGCGGCTGACCAAGAACCGGGCGACGGCCCGAGCCTACTTCAGCCAGTCATTGCCCGAGGCCGCGACGATCTACGCCCTGATCGACGAGGGGATCCTGCGGACGGCGTCCGTGCAGTTCCTGCCGAAGCGGGCACGTAAGCTGTCGATCAAACAGTCACAAGACCTGGGCGATGATGAGATATCGCTGGTCGATGGGGTGGGCTTGGATTACACCGAGAGCGACCTGCTGGAGTGGTCGGTGGTCTCGATCCCGGCTGACCCCGGTGCGGTACGTCGGTGCCTGGACCGGGGTCACGTCAACGGCGAGGACATCACGCTGTCGCTGATGCCGGTGATGAAACAGATGGGCGGACCAGTTCCAGTGTGGTCGCCGGGCTGGTCACCTGAACGCCAGCACGTTATCTCGGTCGATGAAGATGAAACCAGCGTTACGGTGAAGTATGAACGCCACCGCGAGGACGAGGAGCAGTCAACCGACGTTGACACAGAACCGCCGATCCAGACAATTGACTACGAGGGCGTCGCCAAGCAACTCGCCAACGAGCGTGCCCAACGGCAGAAGATTGAGGGAGCAACCAACGCAGTGGCCCAGGCACTCAAGCCAGTGACCGCCGCGATGGACAAACTCGAAGACAAACTATCACGCCTGACCGGATAGGTCGCACAAGGAGATCACGGATGAACGACGAACGAAACGAAGCGACCAACGACGTGCAGCAGGTCGTGGACGCGGTCAAGTCGACAGTGGACGAACAGGTCGCCCCGCTCATGGAGCGGCAGGCC